TTGCCGTCACCGGCGGGCTCGTGGTGGACCGTGAGGATGAACGGGCGGAAGTTGCCGCCGTTCGCCCGGGCCACGATGGCGTCGTACAAGTCCTGGAGGTCGTCGTCGTAGGTGCCGGCGGCGACGCCGGCCCAGTCATTGCTCGGCGCCTTGGCTGAGATGTGTACCCACACGTCCTCGGTCTCGGCGAAGTTCCACATGGTGTTGAACACCGGCGACACACTGCCGCCGGACACAACCCAGCCGGAGATGAACTTGCGGTTCGACTTCACATGCGCGAACGCGGCGGGACCAAGGAGGCGTGTGTCGGTCTTCTGGTCATCCCAGGTGTTGTTCGAGTTCGCACCCTCCGGCATCTTCATGCCGAACTGGCAGACGTTCGGGATGTGGATCGCGTTCAGCTTCTCGCCCGGCGGGTCGGGCGGAGTGACGGCGCCCCGACCGCGCTCGTACAGAGCGCCGGCGCGCTTGATGTAGACGTGCTTGGCCATCGGCGATCAGACCTGGAAGAAGAGGTCGCGCTCGGCGTCCATGATCGACACCGGCGACACGTCGCCGACGAAGAAGACGGACCTGGTCGTGTTGTTCGTCCCCACGATCGCTGCCCGGTTCGCGGGCCAGCTCCCGGCCGACGCTCCGTACCCTCCCAGAGCTTTGACAACCACCACTGGGACGCCCGTGTGGAGCCACTGGCGGTCAATGGTCCCAGACGTGATTGCCGAGCCCGCGTGGGCGTGCCCGAGAGGGGAGAAGATGAGGTCCAAGTTCCACGACCCAGCGGCAGTGACGCCGCCGGCCGTGATCTGGGAGACGCCGGCAACGGGAGTGCCGACCGCCTCGAGCGCCTCGATGTGGGTGCGGATCTCGGCGAGCGCACCGAGGATCTCGTCACCCCAAGCCTGCTCGTTGAGGTTGGGGAGTCGTTGTGACCAAGCCATGTGTGTCTCTCTCTCAGCTTCCGAATGGGCCGTCGCCGTACGGCCCTTGGCCGAATCCGTCTTCGGTGGGGATGGGGTTGTCAGGCATGTCGCCGAATGGGCCCGAGCCGAAGCCGCCTTCGCCGAAACCGAGGTCGGTGGGCGTGGGGTCTGGATCGGGATCCGGGTCAGGATCCGGGTCAGGATCGGGATCAGGTTCGACGTGGTACCGCAGGGTCCATGTGTTCTCGCCCTCCCCCTCGCCCTCGTCGTTGAAGGCCTTGACCTCGAACACGAAGTCGGTCTCCGGCACCAGGCCACCCATGGCGTGGGTGCGGTCGGCGGGACCGTAGGTGGCGATGAGGACACCGTCCAGGTAGACGTGGTAGCCGAGAACCGGCCCACCTAGAGGATCAGCCACGCGCCAGGTGATGGTGCCCGTGGTGGACGAGGGCATCGTTCCGCTGAGGATGCGGACGGAGCCCGGCAGAGGCGTCGGGTCGACCGGGTCAGTGATGACCTCGAACCCTGCCGCGGTGAGCTGGTCGGCGATCTCCTGGGAGATCTCGTACGGACCATGGCCACCGAGGAAGTAGTCGACGCCGTCGACCAGGGGGACGATCGTCTCGTCCTCCACGTACGGGATCTCCACATAGGTGCCGCCGACCTTGACCACCGAGATGCCTTTGTCGTACGAGTAGCGCGAGAAGAGCGGCCCGAGGCCGAGCGGCATCTTGAAGGTGGGTGGGTTGAACTTGGGCACTTACTTCGCCCGTCCCGGCAGGTTCTTCACGATGAAGGCGCGCGCCCGGCGCAGGATGCCGGCGCGCTTGCCACCAGGCTTGGCAGCCGCCTCCGCCTCGCGGAGGTCTTTCAGAGCTGCGTCGACCTTGGGGCCGCGGGTGACAGGCTTCTTCGGAGGCGTGTAGACCGTGACGCCGTTGATGTCCTCGGTCCAGCCCTCGAACTTGTGGCCCCACTTGGCGGCGATCTCACCGATCGGCACCTTGGAGAAGTAGCCGCCGCGGCGGATGTCAGTGGACCAGCACTCGCCGTCGCCGGTGGCGATGGCTACGTGACCGTGGCCGGACGGGCCACCGGTCCAGAAGATCGGGACGCCGCGAGGGATCTCATTGAAGTCGGAGGTGGGGTGCTTCTTCTTGGCGTTGCGCCACGCGGCGCTGGCGTCGCTGTAGAGTGCCGCCACCTCGAAGCAGATGCGGACCCGTTGCAGACAGAGGCCGGTGCCGAACTTCGGCCCGTTCTGACCCTGGGCCTTGGCAGCCTTGATGGCGTTCTCGCCTCGCTTGTTGCTATGTGCGAAGGGCACTAGAGATCTCCTCTTGAAAGATTGGGGGGTGCCCCCCACCCCCGGCTGGGAGTAGTCAGCCGAGGGCAGGGGTGGCGGATCAGGTCAGGCTGGTAGCCGACTCGATGCGCTGGATGGCTGCCTCGCGGAAGCGAGCCCAGCCGAGGTAGCCGTACCAACCCAGAGGGCGGAAACGACCGAACGCGTCAGGAACGACGCCGACCTTGAGACCAGGCTCAAGGCCCTCGACCACGGCCTCAGCAAGAGCTTCCTTGCCGAGGATCAGGGTGCGGTAGACAGGCTCGGAGGTCGTACCGTCCGCAGCGAACTTCGCGCGGTTGGTCTCGGTCCAAGCGACGCCCTCGTACACACCGGTCGTCGCAGGCCAGAACACGTCCGGTGCGGCGTACTTGTGTGCGTCCCGCCAGCCGCCCTCGCCTGTCTCACGACGGATGTCGTGGGCGACGCGGGGGTGGACGAGACCCATGAAGAGTTCGCCCATGCGGGGGTGAGCATCGGCGGAGCGAAGCTCCGTCACTGCCTTGGCGATGTTCGCGGTGGTGATGATGTCACCGTTCGCCACGTCGGCCGTGGCAGCGTTGCCCGTGCCGGAGTAGGTGACGTTGGTGCCCGCGTTCAGGACGCCGGAGACGAGCACGTCGAGCGAGTTCGCCATGTTGAAGGCCATCTGGTCCATCTGGTGGGCCGGGATGTCGGTGAAGGCAGTGCCTCGCACCTTGGCCGTGGTGATGGACAGGTTGCCGTATTCAGCCGGGGTGATGACGACCGTCGATGTCGACGGCAGGGCCACCTCGGTGGGGTCCGTGATTTCGTTCAGCGGAGTGGTGGCGACAGCCAGGTCCGAGTAAACGTGCAACGTAGCCGAGGAACCGGGAGCCGTGGGCTCTTCCGGGAACACATCAGCCAGCACACGCCACAACGGGCGGGAGCGAAGGGCTCCGCGCACATAGGTGTCGACCGCACCCTGAACGAGAGCGGACAGAGCAGAAGTGCCTGTGTAGGCCATCTGTTCTTACCTCTTTCGAGTGGGGGGGTGGATGGGGGTCAGCCCACGACCTTGGCGATGGCATCCCGGTACTCGCGGTTGTTTGCGAAGTCCGCCGGATTGAGAGCGGCGAGCTTCGCCATCTTGTCCGCGGGCGCAGGGGATGAGTCGCCCTGGAAGAGCTGCATCAGGTCGTGACCTTCTTGCTCTTCCGGCGAGACCGAGGTCTCAGGTGTCGCGGGGGTTTCCGCCTCGAGTGAGAAGCCGAAGACATCGGCGTTCTCCTTCAACCAGCCGACCACTGCTGCCTCGTCGCCCTTGTCGAGCGAGTCAGGCATGAAGCCAGCGACCTTCGGGTTGATGTTCTTGGCGGCGAGGACGTCCGTGACTGTCTTCTGACCGAGGCTCTTGGTAGCTGCCGCTGCGCGGTCTTCTGCTTCCTTGCGGGCCTTCTCGGACTTCTTGAGAGCGGCGCGAACCGCTCGCATGCCATCAGAATCGCCGTCTTGTTCGTCCCACAGTTCGTCGCTCACGCGACTCTCCCTTCGTTGATCGCAGGCCGCACGCTTCCGCGGGGGGTGGAGTTGTGGCTCCTGCTACCGGTCTTTGGCTGTCGCACACACTGGGCCGGTCGGTCAGTGGGTGGTCTGTGGGGCTTGCGCCCTCGCACACGGGCCAGGATTCGAACCTGGAACCTACGGTTTTGGAGACCGTTGCTCTGCCAGTTGAGCTACCCGCATTGGTGGGACTAGTAAGTCCCTGCCTTGTTCGAGCCGAGCGAGTTGCCGCCCGTGCCAGAGCTGCCGCCGAACGCTGCGCGTTCCTGGCTGGCGAGCTTCTTGCGCTTCTTGCCGCTGCCGCCCTCGAACACCTCGGCCTCGGCATCGGACTGGTCGTAGTCCTGGCCATACAGGTCACCGAGCTGGGTCAGCGGCGTGAGGATCTCGCTCACCGTGCCGTAGCCCTGGATCGCCTGCTGCTCCGTCACGCCCAGCGTCGAGAGCTTCTCGGCGTAGTCCTGGGCCGTGGTCAGGCCAGAGCGTCGCGCAGCGGCGCCGATGAGGATGCCCTGGTACTTCTGCTGGAGCAGGGGCAGAGCACGATCAGCGTCGAGGAAGTAGGCCGTCAGGTCGCCCTGCGACATCCCGTTCGCCGCGAGCTGGTCGCGGACGGCGGGGTCTGCACGGTTCGTCAGGTCGACGGCGGCGCCCACCCGAGCCTGTAGCTCGGCCGGCGCAACCTGCTTCCCGATGAAGTCGGCGAAGTCTGAGGGGTCGTTGTAGAAGCCATCTGGCAGTCCGGCCTGGTGCATGATCTGCGCCATCGACTGCTCGATCGACAGGTACTCCGCGACCGAGTGGACGTTCATGCCCTTCGAGCGCAGGATCTCGTTGCCGGCGAACCGCTGCTTCCATGCGTTCGAGTCGCGGACCTTGAGGTCCAGCTCGGCAGCGGCCGTGGTGCCATCGAGGATGGCATCCCGCACGATCTGGCCGATCTCCCCAGCCCCGTCGAAGCCGTAGCTCTCGAGGATGGCCATGAAGTTGTCGAACGCGTTCTGCTGGTTACTGGTGAACCCGTTGGCCGGCTTGACTACTGGCTTCGGCTTGGGCTTCGGCTTGCGACGGCGTTCAGCGTTGGAGCGGTTCGGCTGCATTACAGGAGCCCCCATTGCTGCGCGAGATCATGGGCAGCGGTGGAGAACTGCTCATTGGCCTGGTCGGTATACATCCACCGCTTGTCCTTGCGGACGAAGTCCTCGAACTGCGACAGGCTCATCGGGTCGGGCTTCCCCTCCAGGCGGCGTGTCAGCGCCTTCTGGATGGTGGCGTCCTTGAGGCCGAGGTTCTGAGGGTTCAGCTCGAGGAGCTGAGACATCGACTGGACGTACGGGTCGGCGATGTCCTCCATCGTCTTGCCGGCGTCGAGCTGGTCAGCGAACGCCGTGTACTTCGACTTCGCCAGCTCCTTCATGTAGCCAGCCACGCCGTCGATCGTGTTGTCGCCGGAGAGGATGTTCTCGAGCTGGTTCATCTGCCACTTGTCGCCGACGCTGACGCCGTAGCGTCCAGCGAGCTGGCGGATCTGATCCTTCACCTGACCCGCGGTGCCACCGAGCGCCTTGCGCTGGTACAGCTTGCGGATGTCGGATCCACCGACGATCTGGTCCTTGATCTGCTCGTCAGTCCAGCCGAACATCATCGACTGCTTCGCCCAGCGAGACGCCTGCTTCTTCGTCAGCGGGACACCGAAGATCTGGCCGTACGTGTCCCGTACGTGTGCCGTCATCCGGTCGACATCCTGCTGCCAGGAGGCCGGGTCGGTCTGCTGGTTCACCAGGAACTGGCGGGTGGTCGAAGCGGTGTTCTGGAACCACTTGGTGTCGCGCAGCTCGGCGACGAACCGCTGCGGGGACCAGGATCCCTCGACCGCCTGGTTGAACAGGCGCTTGAGTTCCTTGTTCGAGTTCAGGAACTTGAGCGACCAGCCGTACTCGGCAGCAAGGTCGTCGCGCTCCTCGGCCTCGCGCTCCGCGCGGCGCTCCTCACGAGTCTGCTTCTCCTCGGCCATCAGAGCCTCACACCCCAGGCGTTCGCCTGGTCATACATGCTCGAGATCTGCACCGAGCGTCCAGGCCGCGGGGCCTCGATGATCTTCCCGTTGCCGAGGTAGATGGCAACGTGGTCAGCGCCGTTATTGCGGGCGGAGTTATCCCAGAACACGAGTTCTCCTGGCTTGAGCTTGTCGAGGGAGATGCGTTTCCCCATCCGGCCCTGGTCGGCCGAGACGCGGGGGAGGTCGATCCCGAACTTCTTGAACACGTACTGGGTGAACCCGGAGCAGTCGAAGCCGCTCGGTGTGGTGCCTCCCCAGACGTACGGGGTGCCGATGAACCGCTTGGCGAACTTGAGCATCTTGCCCGCGTCACCGGTGGCTGCCCCGCCACCGCGGCCCCCTCGGGCTATCTGCTTGAAGGCGTCCTCGGTGTCGTACTGGGGCGCCATGATCTCGGAGAAGTCCATCGGCGCCAGGACAGGCCCGGCACCCAGGATGGTGTCCGCCGTGGGGGCGAGCTGCTGCGCCATCGGCACCGGGACGGTGGGCTGGGTGATGGCCTTGAACTCAGGACCGAGCTGGTCCATGATGTTCTGGCCCTTCGGCTGACGGAAGGTGTCCCGTCCGCCGCCGCCCGAGAAGCCGAGCTGCTTGAGGAGCTGGGCTGCGTCGTCGGCGTCGTCCGCATACGCGTACGGGTAGGCCGATCGCTGGACCGCCTGGCCGGCGAGCGTCAAGCTCATCTCGTCCCGGTTCTTCACACCCTTGAGGGCGTTGAAGAACTTCTGCGCTGCGTACTCCGCGTTCGTCACCTGGTCCGGCGTGCCCCAGCCCTGCGACGGGCGCTGCTGGAAGATGCCCAGTGAGTCCCGGTCGCCGTAGTCGAGGTTGCGGAGCCCTGACTCCTGGAGGGCGACCATGAGCCCGATGCGGATGTCCCGCCGGCTCATGCCCAGCCCGAGACCGACCTTGATGATCGTCTGGGCGTTAGCGAGCTGCTGTTGGTCCCAGGCCATCAGGAGGCTCCCGCCGCCTCACCCAGGGCGCTCACCAGAGCGTTGAAGTAGGTGGTGGCCGACTGGTACTCGGCGTACTCCGTGTCGTCTTTCATGTCGTCGTACGCAGCCTTCTGCGCGTCCTCGGCGGTGTACCCGCCCTTGGTCACGTCCTCGGCTACCGAGGTCTGTCCGGCCTCGTTGATCGTCGTCGTCCGGGTGCTGACGGTCGGGTTCGCTGCGGCGTCTGCGTTGGCAGCCGACAGGAACTCGCTGATCTCGTCGTCGGACGGGTCGCGGCCGAAGGTCTCCTGCATGGTCTGGCGGAGAATGTTCCACGCCTGACCCTCGGTCAGGTCGTTGACCGTCTTGACCTTCTCGACCTGGACGACATTGCCGTCCGCATCGAGGATGCCGGCGTCCTTGTTCTCGCGCTTGTAGAGCGAGAGCATGTCCCACGGCGTGACAGCGTTCTGGCCACCAGACAGGACGTACGTGCGCGAGGCGCGCTCGACCATCGACTGCCAGGTCTTGAGGATGTCGCCGAACGTGTCACCCTGGTCGCCGATCGAGAAGCCCGCCGAGCGCATCTTCTTCGCTACGTCTTCGCGCTTCTCGATGGACCAGTTGTAGGGCAGGTTCAGTGCCGTCCCCACGGTGATCGTCTTGCGGCGGAACGACGGGTCCGGGTTACCCCGGTCGAACGTCTCGATGTGCTCGTCGCGGCCCATGTAGACCGCGTCGTCCATGTTGGTCGCGCCACCCGCGACACGGTCACCCGTCAGCGGGTCGATTCGCTCACCCGTCAGGGTGCCGGCGTCCGTACCGAGCATCCCTGGCGACTGCGGCTGCCGGGGCCCCTGCACGCTGTACGCACCGCCATGGAACGCCGCCTGCATCATGGAGCCCAGGACCGAGCGCGGGTTGGCCCGGCCGGCCTTGTAGACGGCACCGTCAACGGCAGCCGGAGGGGTGAACAGCGACAGACTGCGCGGCGAGCGCAGGCCGTCGAGGAGCGGCTCTGCTGGGATGGGTACCCCAGTGCCGCGATCAGGCGATGCCACTAGCGCTCACCTCCGGGGTCACGTTCTCAAGCAAGTAGGGGTCACGGTCGATGAAGCCGTCGTACATGTAGGACTCGAACCAGAGGTCCGACTCCGCCATCCGGTTCACCGCCTGGGTGTAGACACGCAGCACGTCCGCGTTGGACTGGGCCGAGGGGCTCGAGGAGCCCCCGGCGTCACCGCGTGCCTTGAGCACGGCAGTGATCTGGTCACGGAGCGACAGGTACTCGCCGAGCACCTTGACGTCCGTACGGCGCGGGTTGGCGAGCAGCTTCTTGTCCGCGGCGATGACGCGCATCCCCTCGACCGATTTCTCGTACTCGGCCGAGTTGAAGGTCGAGTACTCCTGGTACCAGGTTGGGTTGCGAGCTGCCAGCTCCTGGAGGCCGCGCTTCTTGGCCTCGAGGTACCAGTCGGACTCGGCGTAGTGGATGAAGCCCTGCGCCTGAGCATCGACGTTCAGCTTGTTCGTCATCGCGTTGTAGTCCGCCCAGCCCTGCGCCACGAGGGTGTTCTCCATGGCGTCCCGTGGATCCGCCTGGCCGACGAACGTGTCGTCGGAGCCCGGCTGGAGCTGGGTCGAGTAGAGGTAGTTCCGCGACGTCTGGTCGTACGTGCCCTCACCCTCGCCGGAGATGACCATCCGGTAGAGGCTCGGGTCGATCAGGTCCAACGTCCCGCGGTACCTCTTGATCGCACCGACCGTGCCCTGGGTCGAGCCCAGGCCTGCGCGGTTCAGGTTGGAGCTTTGGGTCAGCGGGAAGAACGCGTCGCCCCACTGCTCGATGAACTGCTGGTCGGCCCAGAACGGAGGCTTCTTCTCCACGCGCGCCTGCTCCGCCAGGCGGCGGTAGGCGAAGAGCTGGGGAGCGAACTCGGACTGGATCTGGACGGCAGCCGGCGAGGTCACCGTGGTGATCCACTTGAGGCTCGCCATGTCGGTCGTCTTGCGACCGGCTTCCTTCATCAGCTTGTTCGCCTCGGTCGTCGTCGGCGGGCGCCCATGCTCCTGCTCGAACTTCACCAGGTCGTCACGCCAGATCATGTTCTGCATCTGGATGTACTGACGCGAGTGGTGGCCGAAGAACTTCGCCGAAGCGACGGTCCAGCCGGCGCGTACCGACGCCGGCAGGAAGAGCTGCGTCGGGTCCGAGGCGGTGCCGAACGGCATGATCGCCTTGATCGACTCCTGGAGCTTCCCGTCGTCAGCGTGCGCCACGGCATACTGGTTGACAGGCACCTGGACCATGGGACCGAAGCCTGGGTTGAGGAGGCCACCGCCCTGGAAGATCAGGTTGAAGCTCGCCTCGGAGACCTTGAAGTTGGTCTGGTAGGCGTCCTTGCCCTCGACTGGATCCTTGCCGCCCCACGCCTTCGGGAGCTGGAACAGGATCATGTGCTTGTCGGAGATCGGGGAGCCGGGGTCTACCAGCTCGCCAGTCTCGGAGTCGACCACGATGCCGAGGTTGCGGGGTGCGTCGAACAGCATGAAGAACCGAGCTGCGACCGAGGGATCCTTGGACACGATCCGCCACCAGCGGTTCAGGCCCTCCTGCCACGCCCCGAAGAACGGGGCGATGAAGCGCATGAAGTGCGCCATCTCGGTGGTGCCGGCCATGTCGAACAGGACTCGGTTGACGCCCTTGCGAGCGTGCTCGCGGGCGTTGTGTGCCACAACCTCGAAGTCGTCCTGGTCGAGCTTCCGCCCGGCCTTGCGGGCCTCGTCCAGACGGAGCAGCATCTGCCGCGCCTGCTCCTCCTTGTAGAGGCTGATGAACAGGGGGTGGCGGCTCATCTGGTCGTTGCGGTTGCCGATCCACTTGTAGAACTTGTTGATCGGGGCGTTGAGGCTGAACGCCACCTGACCCGTCCCGAGGTTCGCGTCCAGGCTGGCGCCGTGGACCATCGGCCGTGCATCGACGTCAGGGGCGAGCGTACGGAGGTCGTGGGCGTTGACGCGGCGCTCGGCCGCGATGGCCCGGATCTCCGGGGGCAGGTACTGGTCGACCATCCGGCCGACCTCGTGCGCCCAGCGGTCGGGGTTGCCGCCGTTCCAGGGGAACTTGCGGCGCAGCTCGCGCCCGCGGGGGGTGCTCAGGAACCGGCGGACGTCCTTGACGGTGCCGCCCTTGATGATGATGTCCGCCAGCTCCGAGTTGCGGAGATGGAAGTTGACGGCGTACGCCCAGGCCTGGAGGTGGCGCTCGGGGTTCTCCTTCGCCACGATCGTCTCGTACGACCCCGACTTGGCCAGGTTCGCCTGGCGGCGGTCGGTGGACCCCTCGACGGTGCGGATGTAGGAGCCGCGGGACGAGTTCAGGCCCTTGAAGATCTGGCCGTAGTCGCCCTCGAAAGCGCCCGGCAGCCAGTACTCCTGGCCGTCGATCTTGATGGCGGTCCCGTTCTCGCCCATGTAGACCTTCTCGAGCCGGTACGTCTTGTCGGTCAGTACCTTCTCGAGTTCGGCGATCTCTTCCTTGGTCTTCGAGAGATCCTCCGGGTGCATCTGCAACAGGACGTCGCGCTCGTCCTCCAGCTCCTTGATCCGCTTGGCGGACTTGAGCTTCTTCGCACCGGTCTGCTCGAGACGCTTGGTGTTCTTCTTGATCGTGGCCCACGCCTCTTGGTTGAGGGCGAAGCTCGCGTCGTCGCCGACGTGGTCCAGCTTCTCGTCCAGCTCGGTGCGGAGCTGCCGCTCGAGCTGACGGTTCTTGAACGGGCGGATGGTGTTGTTGTAGGCGAAGTGGGTCGACCCTTCCTTCATGCCCATCACGAACGTGTGCGCGCCGTGCGCGGCAGCCATACGCATGTGGTCATCCAGCAGGACGCGCTGGAGGTACCCCAGGCGCAGCAGCACCGAGAACTTCCACGTCCGGTTGACCATGTCGAGGATCGGGAGCATCAGGTCCGACAGGCGGTCCTTCGTCTGGAGGCCGAAGGTGAGCGCCCCGCCGACGTCGCGCTTGAGCGCGGAGACCGACTGGTCATCCTTGAGGGCGCGCGCCGTGGCGCGGAAGACGTTGTTGTAGCGCTTGAGGACGTAGTCCAGGTCGTCCAGCGGCATCATCGCCACCAGGCTCATGTCCTGGGTGTCGAGGAACGGCACCGCGGTCGGGACACCCTCGTTGTCGATCTGGTCGATGCGGAGGTTGTGCTCAAGCGGGGGCTCGCCATTCTTCTTCCGCATGTAGTTGATCTGGTGCATCCGCATGCTGCCGCCGGCCTCTTCGACGGCGGCGTAGGCCGCGCCCTGAGTCGACGCCTGGAGCGCGTTGCGTGCGCGCTCACCGCGGCGGTACGACTCTCTGAGGACGGCGTCCACTGCCGGGTCGTCGGGGTCGAGACCGTACTTGCGGAACAGCTCCTGCTTCGCGCGGATCTCAGCTCGCTTGATGACCAGGTAGCGCTTGTACGGCTCGTTCGCGTTCGCCAGCTCGTCGCCGAACTTGGCGCGCGTCTCGGCGTCCATGCCGGCCTTGCGGAGGTAGGCGTCCACGTTCCGGTACGTGTCGTCGGCGTCGTTGACGTTGACGACGTACTCCGGGCGCAGGTTCGAGAAGCTGTCGGTGAACCGCGGCCCGGCGTGCAGCGTGTTGACCACGAGGCCGTGGATCATCCGCACCGGCATCCGGCTCGGGCTCGCCTGGTACAAGGTCTCGAGCGGGCGCGAGAAGACGCTGTCGAGGAAGTCGTCGTACTTGGAGACCGTCTTCCCGGTCTCCGGGTCCAGGACGGCGCCGATCTTCGTGTTCGCCTTGCCGGAGCGCAGCATGCCCGCGCCCTCGGTCATGCGCGCGAGGCGCCGGTCGCCACGGTTCGTGGCGCGAGGGATGTGGGTCAGGGTGCCGTAGGCGTCCTGGAGGTCGCCGGCCCAACGCTCGCCGGCCTGGAGGGCGTTCTGGAGAGCAGGCAGGCTGGCGATCTGGTCCTCGGCCTTGACGATGTTCTCAGCCTTCGAGCCAGCCGGGAAGAGCTGGGGGAGCTTGGTCGCAGCGTCATCCCAGATGACACCGGCCTGGGCCCCGTTGACGGTGCCCTTCTCCATGTTCTCGAGGACGTCGGAGATCGACTTGCGGGTCTCCTTGAGTTCGTTGAACGCCTTCCGGTCACCCAGGAGAACCTGCATGATCGTGCGTTGCGTGTTGATCCGCTCCGCGGCGTTCTCGATCTTGTTCGTCTCGGCGAAGAGGTTGGCGACCTGGGTCGCGCGGGGCATCTTGTCGAGGTCGACCCAGCCGTGGAGGATCTGCATCGCCGTCTTGCCCTCGAGCCAGCCCGGCTTGTAGACACCGTCCTCGACGGTGCCCGTCAGGCGGTCCATGCGGGTGCCGAGGCCGGCGCCGTCGATGAAGGGGATGACACCCGCCTTGCTGCGGGCGTCCTTCTCCATGGTCTCGCGGATGCCCACGCGGGCGTCCTCGATCGTGATCGGGCGAGCACTGAGGGCCTTGGCTGCCTTCACGCCCTTGCCGGCCACCACGAACGGGTCGAGGTACCAGGTGAAGGCTGCGTCCAGGGTGCCGGTCGAGACCGACGACAGGAAGGGGTGGTTCTCGTGCCAGTCCCACTCCTCGTACGGGTCTTCCGTAGCGAAGGGGTCGTCGTCGCTGCCGATGCCCAGGACGATGGCTTGACCCATCGAGGTGGTCTGAGCCCGGTCGTACGCTGTCGACCAGTCGTCGGCGGAGAAGAAGTTCGAGTAGTCACCGAGGAAGCCGGTGCCCTCCCGGCCGGAGTGGCCGAGCTGTAGCGCCAGGGTGGAGACGGGCTCACTGATGCCCTCGCGCCCCACCCACATGGCGCCCTCCAGGACCGGCCCAAGGGCACGACCCGTGAAGGTGTTGTCGTTCATCAAGGGGTCGGTGACCCGCCCGCCGGCGGTCAGGAGGTCACGCTGGAAGTCCTTCGGACTCGTTGCGATATCCCAGACCAGGCCAGCCGGTGCGTAGACAACGCCAGTGAACGACTTAGCCTGGTTCCAGGCCATGTCCTTGACGCCGTCGCCGATGTCCTTGAGGTCATCCCAGATGCTCACGCCAGCGACTTCAACTTCCGAACGAAGGTGCGCGTGGACGCGTTCGAGCCAGGCAGGTTGGCGATCAGCTCGAGGCCGGGGATGAGGTGCTTCATGTTGCTGTAGTCGGACGCGTCGTCGCTCATCTGGATTCCCGCTGCCTGGGGCCCGACGCCTGGCCCTGCGCTCGCGCCGGCGGTGCCGGGCTCGCCGGGCCTTTGCGTCTCGGCCCCGAGCGGGACCAAGCCAGCGACTGCGTCCGCCAAGGGGGCTCCGCCCTGGATGTCTTCGAAGGCCTGGCTTTCGCCGTACTTCGCGTCGGGCATGCGCTGCACGGCCTGGCCATCAGAGGGGCCACCGTCCGTGCGAGCAGAGAGGGCGCCGGGTCCAGAGACCGCGGCGGGGTGTTCAGGCTTGCGGTATCCACCGCGACCTTCACCAGCCATTGGTCACTCTCCAGTCAGGTAGCGGAGAACCTTGGGGTTCTCGCGGAACAACGCGAGGAGCATCGGGGCCTGCGTGTTGCAGACCAGCTCCTCAGCGTCGAGGACTTTGTCGTCCATGTAGACGTCGATGCGCGAGACGGCGAAGCATGCGTGGAGCAGCTCGTGGACGAGGGTCTCGCGGTACCACTCCTCCGAGCGGTTGAAGCCCAGGCGGATGGCGATGATGCCGTGCGAGGGCCGGGTCGCACCGTTCGTGTTGTCGGGGAGGCCGGCAGCCTCCCACTCGGACTCGTCCAGCCACCCGATCGTGTAGACCTGATAGCCGACCTTGGCCCGAGTGGGACGCTTCACGCTCAGTTCTGCCAGCCGCGCCGGTGGTTGCGGGTACCGGCGGACTTGTCAGGGTTGACGCCAGTGGACTTCGGCGCCGAGCTGAATCCGGTCTTCGGAGCGCCGCTCTTCTTCGGCTCACTGACAGGGGCAGCAGCCTTGCCACCCTGCTTACCAAAATCACCCATGGGGGGCTTCCTTTCAGATTGGTTGCTGACGGACGACGTTGGCCTGCATGTTGGGCTGACCACCCGCCGTCATCCCTGTCAGGCTCTGTAGGAGAGCTGACGCGGGGTCTTCGGGAGAAGCTGCACCGGGCGCCCCTGGCGGGCCGGCCGGCGGTGGTGCCCCAGCCGGCGCTGCCGGCTGCTCCTTGGGCACGAACACTTTCTTGACGGCCTCATGGAGAGGACGTCCCTTCTGGCGCTCATCGCGCACCATGGCGAACTTGAGGATCACGTCGACCGGGTCGCCGCCCTGCATGGCCATCGCGGGGATGGCCTGCGGCAGCGCGTCGATCGCTGCACCCAACGCCATGTCCATCTGCTCGAGGTCGATCTTGAGCTTCTCCGAGACCGGGTCGATGTCGACCGGAAGGAACCGCTGCACGGTCTCCTTCGAGATAACGCCGGCGGCGAGCCCCTGGAGGAGGAAGACCAGCGCGCGGTTGGCGTCGAGGCCAGCCACCGCGCCGTAGCTCGTGTCGACCGAGTAGTCGCCCTTGATGTCGCGGGAGGGCTTGTACTTCACCTCGTACGGACTGCCGGCGTCGTGGACCCGGATGGTCTTCTCGAGGTCGGGCCAGAGGGCCTCGTCCATCTCGAAGCACATGGAGATGATGTCCGTGAGCGCGATCGTGTCGAGGAGGTGGAACGTCTGGATCTGGGTCGTGAAGACGCCATTGAGGGCGTCGACTCCATTGCCGGTGATGATGCTCGCGTCGATCGAACCGGAGCGGCCCTGCGGGTACCGCGACCCCTGCATCTGCTCGAGCTGGAGCATCTGCTGCTCGGGGAAGATCCCCTGCGGGAGGTCGAGCCGGACCCGCTTGATCTCGCCGTCCGTGACGATCGCCTCGGTCGGGCCGAAGGTCGCCTCCTGCACGTCGGAGGGGAACTGGATCGGGGCGTTAATTGCCTGATCCAGAGCCTCCATAGTGTAGTTTGCGATGATCGCTCGGGCGAGCTGGACCCAGACCACGTCATCGAACTGGCCGTGCGGGGTGCTCGTGATCGACGGACGCTGGACGACCGCGGCCGGCGTACGCGAGATCGGGTTGGGCACCTTCACCAGGCAGACGCCGGAGTTGCGGAGGATCAGGGCCTGGCAGTTCTCGTCGTACCAGTGGATGACGTCGAGGTCTTCCTCGCGGTAGGACTTGATCACCGACTCGTACTCGGGGAAGCGAGCCGCCAGCTCGTGCTTGGGGGCCGTGTAGACCTCGGCCAGGTGCTTCACGCGGCCGAGGCCGTCGAGGGTGTAGTAGCTCGTGGGGCACTCCACGATGCGGATGATCGGGGCCTTCTCGGAGAAGACCGCGTCCACGACGTAGATCATGTAGCCGAGGGTGTTGTAGCGGTCGGTGCCCGACACGCGCTTCGCGCCCAGCCGCGAGCGCTGCACGTAGCTCAGGGCGATCCTGGACCGCTTGTCGGAGAACTTACGCTCGGTGTCGTTCGTGGTCGTCGGGGAGCCGCACGAGAACGACGGCATCGCGGCCTGAGACTCGGCCATGTCGCGGGCCGCGGTGTCGATCAGGTTGGCGATGAGGGGCTGGGGGAACTCTTCGGGGAGATGCTGGGCGAACGCCGAGTAGTCACCGTCGCGGATCTGGAGCACTTGCATGGCCGTGACGTCCCTGCGGGCGTTCTGGTTCTGCAAGCGCTCAACGAACTTGACGATGCGTGGAGCATCGAACTCATACGCCACGCGGATCTCCTGTCACTGGGCTTGGCCTTGTACGACCTGGAAGCGTCGGCCGGCCGAACGCTGACTCATGTACTTCTTGGATGACTTGAACGGGATGACGTTGGACCCCTGGCCCCGCTTCATCTGCTCCTTGGCTCCGCACTCTGCGAACCAGAGCGCCATGACCAAGTCGCATGGGGTCTTGCTGGGGTCCAGCTCGGGCGTCCAGATGGTGAGCTGGTGGATGAGCACCTTGAGGCCGTTCTTGCCGGCCGCTCGTGGGAGTTCGATCAGAGGGTCTACGATCGGGCGCCAGTCTGACGTGGTTTCGCCGTGCGGACCTGTCTGTCGATCCCAGACTCCGAACAGGGGGGCCATGGCCGCAACGCCCCACTCCGGGGCCCACTTGTTCGTGCCTGTCTGGTGCTCCTTGAAGAGCACCCCTCGCTCCGCCATGTGCTTGCGGAGGTCGGCGTCTTGGGTGAAGAACTGGAGGAGGCCGGTCTTCTCGACCCGCCACTCCTGGACCCCGTACTTCTCGGTGATCCGGTACATCTCGTTCTTGAGTTCCTGCGGGGTGGGAGCCCGCATGTTCCAAGCCTGGAGGATGTAGCGCTTGCCGGTGGCCTTGTCCAGCGCCAGGACGATGATGCCGGCGTGACCCTTAACGGCCGGGTCGACGCCGCCGATGATGTAGAGGCCGTGCATCCCGCCGACCGGGTGACCGACCTGGTTCGCGTTCAGCCGGCCGGGGATCCGCTGGCGGTTGGTGCACTTGGCGAGGGCGTGGGCGGGGAAGACGGCGTTGTCGCCGACCGCGGACTGCTGGTAGATCAGGGCGAACTCGGCCGGGGTGTTGTCAGCTCGGGGGATCAGCTCGATGTGGCGTCCGTCCCAGCGCGGGTACAGCCGGGTTCCGTCCTCCTGGAGGATGCCCTCGCGGCACTCGATGGTGCCGCAGACACACTCGTCGCCGTCATCGACGTTGGAACCCCACCCCTTGTCCGAGTACGGCCACAAGGTGACGTGGTCACTGCCGTCCTCGGCCTGACCCTCCTCGAGGATCGCTGGGCTCGCCAGGTAGGTCCAGGGTGTCTTGCCACTCGCGTAGTGCTCGGGATTGATCAGCTCCGAGTACAGGTCGACTGGGGCGACTCGGGTGCCAACGACAAGAAACTTCCCGGTGGGTTCCAAACGGGATGCCACCTCGCGCTTGAGCCATCCGAGCATCTCCTCCCACTGGCGGACGTTCTTGTGGGCCACCACGTCGTCGGTGATGATCATGTCGGTACGGGAGCCGTACACCTGACCGCGCCAACCCAGGGCCTGGACGTTCGGGTCTTTCTCGGAGCCGTCGCCGGCGGTGGGGTCGAGGTAGATCCGGTCAGCGGCCCACGCACCCGCGGTGCTCTTCCAGCCGCCCTCCGGGGCGTACGCCTTCTGTAGCTCGATGTAGTTGGGGTGGGTCAGACGCTGCTTGATGCCGTGCAGGAAGTCCTTCGCCAGACGCTGACCCTCCGAGATGATGATCACCCGGAAGGACGGGTCCATGCAGAGGCGGTACGTGACGTAGTCGATCGTGATCGTCATCGACTTCGCGTGGAACGGGGGACAGTTGATCAAGATCCTGTTCCGGCTCGAGCCCGGCTCGAACGTCTGAGCCGGATGCAAGTCGCGGGGCGTGCGCCCCTCCAACAGGTCGATCCACTGGAGCTGGTGGGTGAACGTCTTCTGGCCCAGGTACTTGAGACGCCACTCCTCGAACGGCATCCGTACGCCGGCCTCGACGTTCCTTTTGCCTTGAACCTTGCCGAGGATCTTGGCCTGGTCCGCCCGGGCCTTGAAGTCCGGGTCGTTGCGGCGCCACTCCTCGTAGGTCTTGTACGACCGCCCAGCAACGTCCAATGCGGATTGAACAGTGAGGCCTTTTTCAATTCCCTCGAGGGTCTTTTCCTTGGCCGCACGAATGGTCAGCGTGACCCTCTTCTGCGTCAATTCAATGGCCCTTTTCGGAGTGGAATCCTGCTAATCACAGGGGGAGGAACCTGGGAGGCTCCCACGGGGGAGCGTTTGCCGGGGCTCTAGATACCGCGACGTGGGAATAGCCTCGACCAGGAATGGATGGGGGGAGATGCCTTGACCGAGCGAAGCGAGGGAAAGGCAGAGGGGGGTTAGTAGGTTCTAACGGGTCTCGATCCCTAAGGGGCTCGAGCCCTAGCGAGAGACCCCAGTAGAACCACTAGCGTTCGGTCGGTCGCTTCGCTCCCTCCCTCACTAAGTACAAGGGGCAATTTCGAAGGTCGTATCGGCTAGGGCCTGTGTGACCTTCGTCACACGGCCTCTGACCAGGGGTTATACAGTAGGCTGTCCATATACTGAGACGCCTGTCTCACCGTAGACACCCCCCTGATCCAGCCAGATTTTCGCGGAGAGGGACAAGGTAAGTATATGGCGCGCGGGTTAAAAAAGGGTGGGTCATACACTCTCCGCGGCAGCGGGGAGGCCTCCGC